CACGGCTACGCCATTCAAGTGCTTGATCCCGTCACGCTTGATCCATGCCACTTTGAAAAGCTGAGCAACGGCAATGTCATTCGCCACGGCATCGAGTTCAACGGCAATGGTAAGCCTGTGGCCTACCATTTCAAAGAAGTGGACGAACGCCAGATTGGCTACATGCAGGCATTGAAAGCCACGCAGCGAATTGAGGCCGAGAACATTATTCACATTTTCCTTCCCGAGCGTGTCGGTCAAAAGCGCGGCCTGCCATGGATGCGCACAGCGCTCTGGCGCATGAAGATGCTGAACGGCTTCGAAGATGCCGCAATCACAAAAGCGCGTCTCGGTGCAAGTGCTGCAGGCTTTTTCAAAAACCCAGAGGCCGACCCTAATGACATGGACGACCTGCCCATGGAAGCGGGCGAGCCGGGGCAGTTCTACGACATCGGCAACCGTGAGTTCGTGCAATGGGACCCGCAATTTCCGAGCAATGAGTTCGATCCGTTCGTAAAAGCCATGCTCCGAAGCATCGCCAGCGGCCTCAAAGTCTCTTACAACAACCTCGCCAGTGACCTCACGAGCGTAAACTTTTCCAGCATTCGTCAAGGCGCACTCGACGAGCGCGAAATGTGGAAGGGGCTACAAGAATGGTTCATCGGCCAGTGGAGCAAAAAGGTATTCGGCAAGTGGATAATTTCGGCGTTGCTCAACCAGAAAATCATGGTGGCAAACAAAGCTGGCATCATGCGACCGCTGCCGTTCGAGAAGTTGGACAAATACAAGCCCGTTGCCTTCCGAGGTCGTCGCTGGGCTTGGATTGATCCAAACTCCGAAATGAAAGCCACCGAGCTGGCGCTGGCCATGAAACTGATGAGCCGCACGCAGGCCATTGAAGACTTGGGCCGAGATCCCGAAGACGTATGGAGCGAAGTCGAACGCGAGGAGCAAATGATGGAAAGCATGGGCATTGACTCAACAATGCCGATGGACATGCGCAATCCTCAACCAACCGCACAAGACGCTGGCACTGCTAGTGCCTAATTTCCGACCATGCTAACAGGCATTCACAAACGCGACATCGGCAAGCTACCTGAAGGATTCAAACCTGGGGAGCAATCCACGCGTGTGATGTCGGTGGACAAAATCGACAAGGACAAGCGGACCCTTGAGCTGTCGTTTTCCTCCGAGATCGAAGTGAAGCGCTACGGCATGATCGAGGTGCTCGATCATTCGCCGGGTGCCGTTGACCTTGCTCGCCTCAACAATGGCGGGCCACTACTTTTCAACCATGACCTCGACGAGGTGCTTGGAGTCATCGAACGGGCTTGGCTCGACGGAACCGGCAAAGGGAGAGCGTTGGTTCGCTTTTCCAAGCGGGACGACGCCGAAGAAGTCTGGCAGGATATTCAGGACGGAATCCTGAAAAACGTGTCCGTTGGCTACCGCATAAACGAGATCAAGCTGAAAGAAAGCCGCGACGACGGCACTGATGTCTATCTGGTGACCAAATGGGAGCCATACGAAATCAGCATCGTCTCAGCTCCAGCCGATACATCCGTCGGCGTTGGACGCAGCAACCAAACCAATTCTGAAAAGACAAACACCCCCATGAAAGACAAACTCATCGCGGCTTGTGCCGCCCGTGGTATCGCTATTAAAGGCGACGAAACTGAAGACGCACTGCTCGCTCTGCTTGGCACCAAGCCAGAAGTCAGCGCTGCACAACGCTCTGAACCATCTGACATCGCAGCTCGCGCACAGCGCAGCATCCAAGTCGGTGAAGACCACAGCCGTGGCGCCACCGAAGAACGCAGCCGCGTGAAAGCCATTCTCGCCGCTGGCGAACAATACGGCCAGCGCGACCTCGCTCAAAAGGCCGTCGAAGAAGGCAAAGACTTGAACACCTTCCGTGGTGAACTTCTCGAAGCCGTCAATAAGCGCAATCAGCAGGTTGTGGACTCCACTCGTCCAATCGGCCTCAGCGACAAGGAAGCCCGTGGCTTCTCTTTCCGCAAACTGATGCTCGCTCTGACATCGCCAGCCGGTGAATCCAAGCGTGACGCTGAAAACGCACGCTTCGAGCTTGAAGTCTGTGAAGCTGCCGCAAACGCCATGCAGCATCGCAGCGCCAAAGGCCTCGTGCTTCCTCTCGACGTTCTCGCTGCCGTTCCTCTCGCAGGCCAACGCGGCACCGACATCGTTTCCATCAAAACCGCATCTGGTTATACCGGCAGCGGCGGCAACACCGTCCAGACTCAGCTCCTTAGTCAGAGCTTCATCGACATCCTTCGCAACCGAGCAATCATCATGCAGGTCGGCACCGAGTTGTCTGGCCTTGTCGGCAACATTGACATCCCTCGCCAAACCACTGGTGCATCTGCATCATGGATCGGTGAAGACGCTGACAGCACGCAGGAAGATGTCGACTTCGACCTCGTGAGCCTTCGCCCTAAAACCGTGACCAACTTTATGGAAGTCACGCGCAAAATGCTCATGCAGTCCAGCCTCGGCATCGAAGCCATCCTTCGCCGTGAGATGGCGAGCGGGCTCGCTCTGCAAATGGACTTGAAGGGCTTCTATGGCACCGGCTTGTCTGACACCCCAACGGGCATCAAAGCCACCAGCGGCATCAACTCATTCTACTGGGCCACCGACAACACTCCGTTGTTCTCTGAACTGGTTCGCATGGAGACTGAGATCGCCAGCGACAACGCCGACGTGCCATCCATGGCCTACGTGACCAACCCAGTGATTCGCGGCTATGCCAAGGGCGCTCGCAAGATCGCAACCAGCACGGACAGCACAACCATCTGGGAACCGGGCAGCACGCTGAACGGCTACCGCACCGAGATCACAAATCAGGTTGCAACTGGCGACGTGTTCTTTGGTAACTGGGCTGACCTCCTGATCGGTATGTGGGGCGGACTCGACCTGACCGTCGATCCATACACTCACTCGAAGAAGGGCCGCATTCGCATCGTGGGCTTCCAAGATGTGGACTTTGCAGTTCGCCGCGCTGCCTCATTCTGCTACGCTGGCAACGATCCAGCTTAATTAACCCAGGGCGCGGCAGTTTAATCGACTGCCGCGCCTTTTTTCCTTCCCATGAAAATCAAACTCCTATCATCCGTCGCCATTGGCGGCAATGTTCGCAAGGCAGGCGATGAAATTGAAGTCGAGGCCATTGTTGGCAAAGACTTGATCCACCGCAAACGCGCCGTGTCTTTGGAGTCCCCAAAGGCCGAGCTGACAATCACCAGCGACGCCATCGCCGAGGCTCCAAAAAGCCGACGTAAAAAGACTGAAGACGCTGAGCCGACAGAGTAATTCAATCAACTGTTCGAGCCAATTTAAGGCGTCACGTCATCTCCCACGGCGTGACGCCTTTTTTCAAAAAACGCTATGTCCTGCACCTGTAAAATCTTTAACACTGATGCCACGATCGGCAGCACATTCGTCTTACAATTCAGGTTGAAAGATGACACCGGCGAGGTCATCGACATTACAGACTACCGCGTAAAAATGACCGCGAAGTCAAAGGCTGGCGTTGCACTATTTACCGCCGACAGCGATGAAGATGACGGCACGCTTACGCTTGATGCCGAAGACGGCGCAACCATCTCAGTGCTCGTGCCTGAAGCCACAGCGCCACAGGTGGCCGACTATGACATTCTCCTTTCTGAAAATGACGTGATTATTCCGATTATTCGCGGCACCATTAAACTGCTCTCACAGATCACCGACCTGACTCCATGATTATCGAAAACTTGCAAAGAACAGCAGTGCTTGAAGTGCGAATCGGGCCACGCGGTCGGCCAGGTTCAGGCGGTGCTGGAGGCTCACTCCCAGAAGGCGGCACCACCGGGCAAGTATTAGCCAAACAATCCAACACTGACGGCGATGCCGATTGGCAAAGCCTGGGTGGAGCAGCCGCGCTCAACGTGGGCACGTTATCTGGCACAGTCTGCGCAGGCGATGACTCACGACTCACCAACAGCCGCGCACCGACAGGCAGCGCAGGCGGCGTGCTCGCTGGCACCTATCCCAACCCGACCTTTGCCGCTGATATGGCGACGCAGGCCGAGCTTGATACAGGGCTTGCAGCGAAAGCTGATCTTGTGGGCGGTAAAGTGCCATTCACTCAGATCAATACAGGCACGACATCCGGCAGCGTATGCGCAGGCGATGACTTGCGTCTTAGCAACAGCCGCACACCGACAGCACACACTCATCCGCAAAGCGACATCACAGGGCTAAGCGATACGCTCGCAGCCAAGGCTGATCTCGTCGGTGGCAAGGTGCCGTCCAGTCAGATCCCGTTTCCCATTTCCATTTCTAACGGAGGCACGGGCAGCACGACGGCCGACGCGGCAAGGCTCGCGCTAGGCATTGAAGAAACAACTTCGGCAACCGCTCAAACAATCAGCGTTTTCGTGCAGGACAATGTTCTGCTGTCATGGGCCGGAAACTACATCGACATTGATAACGTCTCGGTTGTTTACCGCTTCTGGTTTTCCGTCAACGGCACAGGCACGTCACCATCGACACCCTCTGGTGGAGTTTTGACCCAGATCGCTTTGACCTCTGGCACAACAGCAGAAGACGCGGCGTTAGATATTGCCAGCGCAATCAATGCTTACCTTACCACAGATTACTTGAGCAGTGGCTTGTTTAGCGTCACAAACAGCAATGCCGGTGCTGCTGCTGCTCCCAGCTCGACCTTTGCAGAAATTGAAGTCAGCGTCTTAGTGCCTGGCGAAAACGCAGGCACACGGTTAGCTCCTGCCGACGGCAGTGCGCTGACTGACGTTACCGCCACCACCATCCCAGCTCCGACAGCAACAACACTCGGCGGCGTGCTCACCAGCGAGGGAGGCACTGGGCAATTCGTCAAAGGCGTCAATACTTCCGGCAACTTGATTTACTCTGGCCTAGGCACCACCGCCATCGCCAACGGAGGCACAGGCCAGACCACAGCCGTTGCAGCTTTTGATGCGCTGGCACCAACGACGACCAAAGGCGACCTAATCGTCCATAACGGCACCGACAACATTCGAGTGGCAGTTGGCGGAACTGATGGGCATGTGCTCACAGTGGACAGCGCAGAAGCCAGTGGCGTTAAATGGGCTGCCTCTAGCGGAGGTGGTGGCGGTGGCGGTGGCGGTGGCAGTGATGGCGGCGGTGCATCAAATATCTGGCTTCCAGCCGCACAGTGGATACCAAAGACCACGTTAGGCTGCAGCGTTGACTCAATCGAAACCACGACCAACGACCAAAACTTTGATCAGCTACTCTTTGACTCAGGCGCAGATGAGTTTGCAGACGCTTTGGTGATTATGCCAAACAACTGGAACAACGGCACCATTACGGCGAGGTTTTATTGGACCTCAATAACGAGTAGCGGCAATGTCGTGTGGGGTATTCAGGCGCGTGCATTTTCTAACGACGACGCGCTAGATACCTCAGCAGGGACAGCGCAGACAGTAACCGACACGCTAACGGCTACAAATGATATGTGTGTAACCTCTGCAACGTTATCTGTCACAATAGCCGGAATTCCTGCGGCAAACACACCAGTGCAGTTCACGGTTTATCGTGATGCAAATGCAGGCGGTGACACATTAGCGGGAGATGCTTGTCTGCTCGGTGTTGAAATCCTTTATACTCTTGCATAATGCACCGTCGCGCTCGACATCTCAACCCCGGCAATACTGGTGCTATTTTGGCGCTGGATAGTCGCTTTAATTTTAACATAAGCGAAATTAACAGAGTTGATGCTTGGATTGACCGAAGCGGAAGAGGAAACAACGCTACGAGCTCTAGCTCAGTGCGTCCAATATTGGAATTAAACCAGCAAGCTGGGTATCCATCTGTTAAATTTAATGGACTTAACTTCATGGTATTTACAGGTATTTCTGCTGGGACGGATCATACAAGTATCGCTGTGCTTAAATTGGCTCCAAACCCAGGCGCGTTTCAATTTGGTGGAGTTTTAGGTGGTGACGCTAACAACGTCGCACCTCTTTTTGTTTCCAGTAACAATATAAATAGCATGAGCGTCGGATATACTGTCACTACTGGGGGAGTCGCAGTGGCAGCTATCAATGCATCAACAAATCCATGGCGAGTTTGTGCAACAAATAGAAATGGAACATCGGTTAATACTTTTGTTTCAAGTCAGCCTGAAACAACTCAAACTTTGCCAGCCAACTCATCGGCCAATATTGTCAATTTAGGCAGGCGTGGTCTTAGTAGCTCATTATATTATAACAGCTATATTTCATCGGTTGTTATATTCTCGCCTAGGCCATCCGCTTCTGTTTACGCACGCATTAGACATTCCTTTGCCTTTGCCTTCAAAATACCATGCAGCTAACGTATCAACAACAACTCCGAAACGAGTCAGACCCCGCAGTCATTGCAAACCTCCAACGCAAGGGATGGGTTGAAACCGTGCCTCCCAGCTACGATGCCGCCACGCAGCACGCCCCTGAATGGGTAAATGGTGAGTGGATCGTGCGGGATAAAACCACCGAAGAGATGGCTGCTGAAACGGCACTCCCCAACGCCGAAAACTACCAGATCCGAGCATGGATGATCCGCAACGATCTTGACCCTGATGCCGTGCCACAAATGATTTCTCAGCTCGTTACTGACGCCAAAGATCAGAAGGAGGCACTGATGCGATGGGACTATGCCGTCAGAGTTCCTCGGAACTTCCCGCTTGTGAACGCCATCGGCGCACAAATGGGGCTGACTCCAGAACAAATCGACGCAGCTTGGCCGAGCATCATCAATCTGTAATCTCAACAACCCATGCCTCCCGAAATCTGGAATCAAATCGCTGCCGCTGGCCTTCCCGCATTACTCATGGCAATCGCCGTTTGGTGGCTGCAAAAAGGAAACAACCAGCTTGTCAACGAACTGAACAAAGAGCGGTCGCAGCGGCTCGACGTAATGGAAAAGCACATCAAAGAATGTGACGACGACAGAAAACTCCTTCGCGACATGCTCATCACCCATCTGGCAAGCGAATGATCCACGATCCTCAAGACATCTTCACCGCTGACTTTGGCAAGCCCATCGTGCTTCACACGGACTCCGGCGACATCGAGACGCTCGGCATTTACGACGACGCCTTCTTTGATTCGTCCGTCGGCGAGATCATCATGGACACGACACAGAAACGGCTAGTGTGCAAGATGTCTGACTTCGGCACGCTAAAACGCGAGGATCAAATCACTGCCGAATGCCAGCGCTTTGAAGTGCTCCAGATCCAGCCGGACGGCACGGGATTCGCGACGATCTTGCTGACTGATGTGACAAATGATTTAACTGTTCACAGGCTCAAACCTTGCACGCGTCAAGATCGCTCTTGGCGTGCTCGAGTCTGACATCTCGGCAGCCATTAAGACTGCCACGCGAAAGACATTCAAATGGGCAGAGCGTGAAGCCTCGAAACAAATCGCCGCTGAGGCTGGCATTCCTTACCGGGCAGCACGCGCACGCACGCGCTCGAAGTATAGGCTAAGCGGCAGCGGCCAGGTATGGTTCGGCCTCAATCCCGTGTCTGCGAAATATCTCGGAGCCAAGGAACGCAAAGGCGGGTTCACCGCACCGAAGCTCAACGGCCATTACTTTCGACGCCGTGGCCGCGACCGGCTGCCGATTGATCGAATCGAGAAGCCAATTGAAAGCGAAGGCCTTGGCGTCGTCGAGGGCGACTTTCCGCGTGATGTTCAAGAGCGGCTGATTGAAGAGTTCTTTCGGGCACTCGATAAAACCAAGGGCCGCGAGTCAGGCACTTCACAAGCCATTGCATTATCATGAACGCACCAATCAACCTTGACACTCTCCACACGAACATCATTGCAGCGCTGGCAGCTCAATATCCGACATGCACCGTGGACGACTATCCTCGCCCTGGAGACAAGATCACCACGCCCGCCATCTTTATCGAGCTGGAGGACATTCAGGCCGATGATCCGGCAGACATGGGCAGTGAGCAGACGCCGGTGACACTACGGTTCAATGCCTACGTCATACACGACTACAAGGCAGGCAAGAAAAGGGCCGTCCGCACTCTCGCCGCTGCCGTCATGCAGTTCGTTCGCGGCAAACGCTGGAGTCGCCCAGTCGGGCAGGGAATGCCCATCGCTGCAACGCCTGACAGGTTTCAAAGTAACACGCAGGAATATGAAACCATGCGCGTGGAATGGGAGCACGAGGCTATCCTTGGCACTGACGTTTGGATTGACGACGGCGACGTGCCGGAAGAGGTCAATGTGAGCGAGCAGGACAACGATCACGCTGTAATTTATCCGGTGGCCTAAAAGCACTTGCAAACCTGCAAGGCGCGTGAACGGTAAAGCTCACACCACACCATCATGGCATCACTCAATAAAGTCATTCTCATCGGCAACCTAACCCGCGAGCCCGAGGTGCGTTTCACACCCAAAGGCACCGCCGTCTGCGACCTTTCCATTGCCATCAATCGCAAGTGGCGCGACCATTCAGGCAACACGCAAGAAGAAGTCACTTACGTTGAAATCGCTGTCTGGGGCAAGACCGCCGAGAACTGTGGCCAATACCTGAAAAAAGGATCAAGCGCGTGCTTTGAAGGCCGTCTTCAGTTGGAAACGTGGGACGATAAAGCCACCGGCCAGAAACGCAGCAAGATTAAGGTCGTGGCTGAACAAGTCCAATTTCTGAGCAGCCCGAACCGCGAAGGCGGTCAGCAGTCCAGTCAACAGCCACCACGTCAACAGCCAGCACGTCGCACGGCAGCGGATGCAATGGACGATGCCATGCGCGGGCAACAGCAGCCGGGACCTGATGGCGACGACATTCCATGGTAGAATCACATCATGAGCTCCGAAATTACAGACCTGCAACAACGCCTTGCCAACCTGATGCGCGTGGGCCGCGTCCATTCCGTTGACCTCGAAGCCGCCCGCCTGCGTGTGTCATTCGGAAAAAACGGCTCCAACGTCTCAGGCTGGGTGCCATGGATGACTTCACGAGCGGGCGCAACCCGCGAGTGGAACCCGCCAACCGTGGGCGAGCAAGTCGTGCTGATGAATCCATCCGGCCAAGACAACGCAGGCTTTGCAATGCCGGGTGGCATTTACAAGACCGAATACTCGGCCAACGGAAATGAGGCTGGAAAGATCACGCTGAACCTGGATGACGCTGGCGAGTGGGCCGTCTATGTCGGAAATGCTCACATAAAGGTCAAAAATGGGGAGATCAAGCTAACCGTCGATGGCGTCCACATGACAATCAGCCACTCAGGCGTGGCGATTCATGGCGACGTAACTGTTCAAGGCAAGATCACATCCACCGGACTCATCAAGGGCGGCAGCGTCACCCTTCAAACGCACGTTCATTCCGGCGTTCAGTCTGGAGGCAGCAATACGGGGGCGCCTGTTTAAGCTATGGACACACACAACCCGCTCACCGAGCAAATCGGAGGCAGTCATTATAAGGCGCTGAAGATTCAACCTGTGGAGTTCATTGAGGCAAACCAGATCCCATTCCTTGAAGGCTGCATCATCAAGCGAGCCTGCCGACATGCGAGCAAAAACGGCGCTGAAGACATTCGGAAAATCATCCACGAGGCCAAGCTGATTTTGAAACTCAGATACGGAGTCGAGGAATAAACATGCAAGCTCTCACACTCTGGCGTCTTGTGTGTTTTTTTGGCTTTTGGTCACACTCAGGCTTTTGGGGCGCTTTGGGCATCGTTTGCCTGACTTGGCTGGTTGAGGTTATCATGGACGCCGCTGCCGCATAATGCCCTACGGACTCCCATCGGTCATCAAATTGCAGCGCCATGAAACTGGCCTCGACCTCGACCGCATCGACGAGGAATACGGCGGGCACCTGATTATCACAGTCCCAGAAGGCACCGTCGTTCTGCCCGTGCATCAACTGGCAGATCAAGACGGTTGGAATGGTGAATGGCTCTGCATCGATCGAGAAGGAAAACGGCTTGCAATTCTCGGCGATAAGCTGAGGCTTTCTTTATGAGTTTACTAGCCAAGAAAATCATTGAACTTGCTCGCAAAGAAATTGGCGTTGAAGAGATCGACGGCACCAACTGCGGGCCGCGTGTGAACGAATACAAGGCCGCGACAAACCTTCCGGCTGATGAGTCTTGGCCGTGGTGCGCTGCCTTCGTATGCTGGCTTGTCCGCGAGGCCATGGCAGGCACAGGCATCAAAGAAACAGCCACCTTCAAACGCCCGCGCACCGCTGGAGCTTGGGCATTCGAGAACTGGAGTCTAGCACAGGACCGCACGACGCAGACTAGGAAACCACATCGCAGCGACATTCAGGCGGGCGACATTGTAGTATTCACATTTTCCCACATCGGCATTGCCACGAGTTCACCTGATGCCGAAGGATTTATTCAGACGATTGAGGGCAACACAGACGGCGCAGGCAGCCGTGAGGGTGGCGCAGTGCTCACTAAGCGTCGCCACGTCTCGCGCATTCGCAGCCGCATCCGGTTCACGATTTAACTCAACCAACCGCACAAGACCATCTAGGCGACTGACGGCACTGTGGCATTATGCGAGGCACCAACGCCACGACCGGCAAGCCGCTGTCTGGGCTCGATCATCTCCGACAGTCTATCCGCGACATCCTGACGACACCCGTAGGCTCTCGCGTGATGCGTCGTGACTACGGCTCGCGGCTGTTTCAGCTTGTGGACGCGCCAGTGAACCGGCGCACCATCGTGGACATCTATGCCGCCACCATTGAGGCATTGCTACGCTGGGAGCCTCGCGTCACTCCGCGCCGTGTGTCCATCGCATCCGCTGAGACTGGCCGTGTCGTGATTGACCTTGAAGCGACATACACACCGACCGGCGAGCTGATTACACTCGACGGCATTACCGTGACAGCATGACCAACTACACGCCAATCGACCTTTCGACCGTTCCAGCGCCAAACGTGGTGGAAGCTCTGAGTTATGAAACGATCCTCGCCGCGATGCTCACCGATTTGCAGGCACGCGACACGGCTTTCACCGCGCGTGTCGAGTCAGACCCGGCTTATAAAATTTTGGAAGTCGCAGCCTATCGCGAGCTGTTAATCCGGCAGCGCGTCAATGATGGCGCTCGTGCTGTCATGCTGGCTTATGCCACAGGCTCAGACCTTGAAAACCTTTCGGCGCTTTTTGGCGTGACCCGGAAGACACTGGATGAAGGCGACGCGACCGCATTGCCACCGATCCCGCCAACCTTTGAGACTGACGCCGCTTTACGCTACCGCACGCAGCTCGCTCTCGAAGGCCTTAGCACTGCCGGACCTATTGGAGCCTATCAATTCCACGCATTGTCAGTGGACGGCGTGAAAGACGCAGGCATCCAGGGGCCACCTGACACTGACCCAGGTGAAGTGCTTGTGACAATTCTTTCAGCGACAGGAAGCGGCACCGCTGGCGCTCCTCTAATCGCTGCCGTTGACGCGGCCTTGAATGCGGAAGACGTGCGACCGCTCACCGATCAAGTGACGGTTCAATCTGCCACGATTGTCAGCTATGAGGTCATCGCTACGCTTTACATTCCAACCGGACCAGATCCAACCGCAGTTCAAACCGCCGCGCTTGCAAGCGTGCAAGCCTACGTTGAGTCTCGTCATCGCGTGGGCCTAGATGTCCGGCTTTCCGGCCTTTACGCTTCATTGCACGTCGGCGGCGTGGAGCGCGTCACCCTCTCGGCACCTGGCATTGTTGCCGACCTTGTAACCACAGCCGTCCAATCTCCATATTGCACAGACATCACACTTAGCACGACCGATGCCTGATTTGCTACCTATCAACGCGACAACACAGGAGCGGGCTATTTCGCTCGCCGTTGATCGTTTGCCAGACGTGCCGATCAAGACGCTGTGGACTCCGCAGACCTGTCCTGAAGCGCAGCTTCCGTGGCTCGCGTGGGCTTTGTCTGTGGACGAGTGGGATGCTGCATGGCCTATCGAAACAAAGCGCCAGGCCGTCGCCGACTCAATTGAGCAGCATCGAAAGAAAGGCACTGTCGGCGCTCTTCGCCGTGCGTTGCAACGCCTCGGATACGAAGTGGAGATCGACGAACAAACCGGCGTTGCTTACACGTTCAGGCTGCGATTCAAAGTGCGTGAGGGTGAATCGGCGGGCGGCGCTGTGGCTGAGGATGCACTCAACCGCGCCGTGGTTGTGGCCTTGCGCCAAAAAAACGTGCGCTCATCTCTACTTGAGACTCTTTACATTGCCGAGACCGACGCGGCTGGCTTGTTTATCGGTGGCGTCACCATGAGCGGGTTGAGTTATGAGGCCAAGGAGACTGGCGCATTCCTACCAGCTCCAACAAGCATAACATTTAGTAAGCTATCAAATGGCTCAGTTACATTTTCATGGCTGGGCGATGGCGATTCATTTGAGACAGAAATACGAATCCGATCAACTGGGGAGCTTATTGATTCAGCTACGGCATTTGTCAATTCCATCAACTTTACTGGAGTGCCAGTTGGTGAATTTTACTTTTACATTCGGGCATTGACTACCGAGGGGCCAAGCGTGCAAGCCCGTTTGTCATTCAATATTACGGTTAGCGTGCCTTTTGATGTCACACTAACAAATGAGGCATCGCCTAGATATTTACTGACATCATTCAAATGCAACGAGTCACAAGCTGAATATCAAATCTGTGCTCATGAAAACGGCTGGATTGACAATGTTTTGAATGGAGAGGTCAATGGCTTTGGATTAATGCCATGGACATCTTCACCGGCTTTAGAATACGTAGATGCGGGCTTTTATGATTTACGCGTCAGATCAAAATGGAACGGCACGCCTAGCTCTTGGGTTTATGTTTACAACGTGGAGGCACTCCCAGAGGCATAACAAAAAACTGATTTAAACCATGTCCTACCTAGCAACAATCACCACCATTGGCCTCGCGAAGATCGCCAACGCTATCGCCACCGACACGCCGCTGAACCTTGCCAGCATGGCAATCGGTGACGGCAACGGCAACCCGACGACGCCTGCCGAAACTGACACCGCTCTCGTCCGCTCTGTTTATTCAGGCACGCCAAACTACATCAACGTTGATCCCGCAGACTCTACCCGCGTGATTTGCGAATTGATTGTTCCAGCGGAAGCGGGTGGTTTCACAATCCGCGAAATTGGC